CGCGTTTCTGCTAAGGAAAAAATTATTGGATGCTTGTGCTCTGCGATCTATTAGGATCATTTCTTCAATCCATACTCCGAACTCCCTGAGTTATCGTGGCTCAAATCAGAAAGTCATAAAACAGCAAGAAGCCTGCAATATCATGGCTATACCAATCTCTCTGGCGACTTATCTCCGTGCGAACAAGCGTGCATTCAAAGAGATACACTATGAATGTCCTGCAATCGAAGACAAGTATTCGTTCATGCCAAATGAATTACCATCAGAAAGAAAGAACCCCAATTTTAGGCTTCCGAAAAGAATTGCTCTTCCAATTATTGAATATCCAAAAGAACTAAAAGAGGCCTGGATATCATCTGACTTTAGAAATTTACATAACTTCCAAGGTCATAAGATAGTAACTTTAAAACAAGCTCATCGTCAAATTAAAAAGTTATATAATCACTATGACTTCAGACCGACAGAGACAATTACTGATCTACAAGATATACTTAGATTTTCACAAAGACAATTTGATAGTAAATCAAAAAGTGAGAGTAGGACAGCAGCTGTCATAGCAAAGAAGGCAATCGTACAGGAATTAAATACTGCTATGCTCACTGATGCAAAGATTGACATCGGACATACAATACTACCAAATTGGCCATCTATGCTCAGGATAATGCAAAGAGTAAGAATAGGAGCAGTATTGCCCAAAACAGAAGTATTTAAATTCACGAAAAAATATGAATTCGAGTACAATGAAACTACTGTATATACTCATGACAGTGAAAGTATAGTTACATTAATCTCGTGGGAAAATAATAAGTATATTCTATACAGCAATCTAGAATACTTTGTCTGGACCGATATGACAAATGGGGTAGAATATCTTGGTGATTGTGATACATTAGATTATGTATTAACACACTTGGAAATCTGCTTCAACTTGCAAATAATCAATAAGACAGGAGAATATAATACACTGGAGAAGATCTTCACATTATTAACAACATTACTGGATCAAAAATATACATATAAGGAGAAAGTGGATATAATGAAGAATTATGAAAGCTTGTGTCTAATGAGAAGTGACATAATAGATAGTTCATTCATATCATGGGCACCAATTGTAGAGACTGTACAAGCCCTATATAATATTGATAAAAACTATGCGAAGAAACAAGAAAAGTTTAGTACTTACATGGCATATTACTTGGGAACCACTAAAGCTAAACGCAATAAGACGTGGATTATAGAATTATTAGAAGCAATATCATCACTGAGTGGTCCAGACTTACAAGAAGCATCATGCCTTCATAAATTTTTCTTCTATGCCCAAATAGACGAACAAGCAGGACTCACGAAATACCTAAAAAGGGTACACACGCCCAGACCGTTTGATGCACCAAAGGTAGAATTATTGATAGACCTATTCAAACAGGAATTTATCTTAAATTATTATAAAAGACATGGAGTACTCCCGGCACTTTCAGGAGACGATGAGAAAATTATGCTGTTAAGGACAAAATCAAAAATCAGGAAACTGAACACAATAACTGCATTACCTCTCACTTGGTTTCGTGATATAGAAATAGTCGAATCCCTTTCAAAACCGACGACCCATGATCCGCTAGAAAAAGCAAAAGATAAGGGTGCACTGAAAGAAGAGATTAGATTCGGCCCAGGAGACTCTAGGAAAGAATTATTACAGATAATTGAAAAACAAAAATACTTATTAACTCCATTACCATTGGATGAATACATGACGAAGAAGGATCCTAAAATTTCACGTATTAATCAATTAGAAGCAGCACAAAAAATAAGTAATGCCACGAGATTGATTCCGAAAGAAAGAGAACAAAAACATGAAGCAAGGTTGTTTGGAAATACTACAATAAAAAACAAACATGGCCTGTCATACTATATGGATATGACTAAAGTAGTTCTATCCTACTTTGAAGGTGAAATGATGACAATCAGTGATAAAGATCGGAAGACATTACTCCATGATGCAGCGCAATTGTTACTAAAAAAAGACTATTATTCCATCTTATTGGATATAGAAGGACATAATCAATCTATGCAATATGATAATGTGAGCGGACTTGCAGATGCCTGCGGTAAACTATTCGGTGAATCAAATTGGGGTTATTTATCAAATTACTTTAACCATCTTACAGTGTATCATTACCCGATATACAAAAATGACGTGACAGTATCCACTGGCCAATTAGGGGGAATTGAAGGCTGGCAAAATCCACTATGGACACTTCACACGACTTTAGTGGTCAAGCTATTGATTAGAGAGATGCAATGGAATGCACCAATACAGATGGTATACTCTGATGATGTTGCAATCATCACAGAATTGGAAATAGATAATCAAAGTCAGATTGACGATATGTTTGAAAAAGTGGTTGATTTCTTTCTGCTATTCGGAATGTCTGTCAAACCGGCACAGACCATCATCTCAAAAAATCGTGTCACAATTCTTCGATCTCATTACTACAGAGGAATTAAGAGTGATCCTACCTTAAAGAGATTATTATCAAGCAGTTCATTCAATGATGATCAACTCGTATCTGAAGAAATAGAAATCAAGGCATTAGACTCATCAATCAGCTCAGCACTTGAACATACTAATCATCTAAAAACCTGTTTAATGGTTAAATGGTATAAAGCAATATTAATCGCATTACGACCTACATTTGCACTCATTGAGAAAAAACATGAAAATAGCCTTATAATGGAGTTAACAGAAGATGGTGAGATTGAAATGTTATTACGTGCATATACTAGACAAGAAGATACCACTTTCATCAAAAATGACAAAATGGGTAAGGCAATGATAACACATTTCAAAAATATAGGACTGGAACAAGGGATAAATAAAATAGACTCACAATATCTAGCCAAGCTCTTTTGTGAAGAATATGGTGAAAATATGCAAGAAAAAGTTGACAAAATCAAATATGATCTATACTTATATCTGATAAAGAACAAGCTGAAACTTCAAGAATTCCTAATTTATAGATTATTAGCCCCGGAAAATTTGGGTGGATATGGAATGGGACTATTGATTACACAGATGATATCAGGACACTCAGCAGGTTTTGTCAAACAAATCACTTACCTAAAGGAACACATCATGAAGAACTTCAGTGCAAATCAGGAATATTTGATAGCACTAACTCATGCGATAAATACTGATCAAAGTATGGAAGTTATGAAATCACAAGGTGACATCATAGAAAATGAATTCCCGGTCACAAACACAATTCGTCCCGCAGCAGTTCAAATAAATCAAGCAATTAAGCGTTATATAAAACGGAAATCAAAGAATGAACGGATCCTATCAATGATAAAACTAGAAGGAAATAAGAAGATATTCAAATCAAATCTAGTAAAAATGACAAATGATAGATTTTGTTACAGGATAGCTAGGTTTTACTATGAACATAGTATGTATCACATCTTAGATTTGCTATTGAGCAAGGTGGAATCAAGCAGGGGATTTTTAAAATTGATTCCAAATATAAGAGAATTGAGACAGCAATTATTCAATGATAGCCTGTGGAACGGAATCAAATTATTCAGAAAAAAGGTAGGAGAGTTTGATGCAATTAAAGAAGATACCAATATGGTAGAATATCTCCTGAATAAGAGAGAAAAAGAATATAATAAAGTAAAATTTGTGAGAATTACAGAACCGTTATATGATATCCTCCTTGAAGAAATTAAAGGAAGGGACTATATGATTTCAAGCCACTTTCATAGTGGACGTAAGGTAGAACATGGCGAGTTAACATACATAGGGCCAAAATTCGGAAGTGAAGCCCTATATAAAGGTGCAGAAAAAGAATATGTAGCGTTATTTGAACATATTGAACAATTATTAGAATTCAAACTTTTAACCATGACAAAATGGATACTAGCAAATAGTAAGACTAGATCAGACAATAGTGATGTCAGTGAGAATAATAATATCATTAACATGTGCAATTATAGCTTATTGACATTAAATGCTCCAGAATACCATGAATCACATGAATTGGTTACACTACCTACAGGTGGTGAAGTTCTTCATCGACTACCAAATATGCAATTCAGAACCGGTTCAAATATAAGAGTACTACCAAATGATGTTTGCAAATTCAGCACACTATTGAATCAGAGAATAATAGAAGATACTTCACTTGAAGATACTAATGTCAACTTCGATTATTTGCAAATGAGAGTGCAAATAGGGGAAGTCATAAAATATCTATACACTAATTCTGCTAATTATATGATCCAATATAGGCTGAATATAGACAACACAATAAAGAATGTTCAAGTCAACTTCACATACCATTCGGATAAACCAAAGATAGTGGATAACTATAAATATCATCAACATAAACATCATAATCTGCCCATTCACAAGACTAGGGTAATTTCTGAGGTATATTATAGTTATGATAATAATACTTTAAGTGGTGCTATCCCAGCCTATACATTACTCGGAGACACTACCAGTGGAAAAATCCTTTCAAAGTCTATGACGATAATAGAGGAGTATAAATCTCTAAGAGAAGAGAAGTTATTCATTAATGCTGATATAAGTGGCATGCACACCTGGCGTCCGTTCATCAAGAGATATATTCATATTTATCCAGAATGGTCAACAATGGGATTCAACGAAATCTATGATGAAATCAGTGACATCTTACAATCATCTTATATTGACTCACATAGTATAGATAATAGGATCGCAGATGGAATTGATAACTCACTAATTGTGCAATTATTGGAAGACGCATTAGAAATCCATCAGATATTCACACTTGATTGGGTTGCTCCGCTCATGAAATTGATGAGGAGGAATTCTAAGCTATTTAAACGGCTCACAAAGGAAGGATATACAAATAATAGCATTGAAATGTTTAGGCAACAAGCAATCTTGGAAAGAGACACAATCTACCAAGCATGCCTAGGACTGATAATTAGATATTGTATCTCTATCACGGAAGGATCTAAAGGGATCATCTTAAATATCATAAAGACCATTGAGAATGTGGAAAATTTGCCACTTGTATGGAAAACATTAGTAAACAATGAAACTGAGTTAATGGTCATGGTAGAATTATTGAATGCGGAATGGATATTCACTAAATTAAGAAATGAAAGAATGCAAATGATTGCAGCAATTGAAGCAGAGATTGCTCTCATTGGATTAGAAGATGTAAAGATAATAAAATTGGAAAAACAGAAAAATCTAGAAGGAAAATTATACCAGGGATTATTACTTTCAAAAAGTCAAAGAGCTATGACGTATACTGCAACAAAAACAGATTCTAGTTTATTCCAAGATGTGCACAAGTACGAAGAGCTGCTTCGACTAATCAGAAATATTAGTGCCACTTATGCTCACCCTGATACATATTATTCACCAACAGGATCTGATTCTTTTGTTTCTCAATTAGGTATCTTCAATTTACTGATACAAAAGAAAGTAATTGATAAGACAAAGAGGATCTGTGATCTCACCGCTGGACGTGGTGATGGACAATTAGCTATGTTAGAATTAGGCTTAACAGGTGACAGTTACACTAAAGGTGGAAAATTCATTTCCTTAGATAGATCAGCATCAGTGACAGTCAATGAAGAACTAGATATCTTTAATACTGAAACATTGGCATTCTCATTATCATATGATTGGATACATATAGACATCTCAAATATACCAGGTACTACAAAGAAAATAGATGATACTATTCAGTATCTAAGACAATCACGAGTTCCCCATTCTATCAGGATTAATTCTATCTATAAATTGATAGATGATAAAGAAATGGCATTCTGTCAGCCTGGTTGGGACATAAGTATCGGTCATCCAGTGATAGGTGATTTATTACCACATCAAATATATATGATCTGCATTCCAAATGATAATATCAAGTATCATACATACAGCCAATTTGCCAAATCACAAGTATATAAGTCTCTAACACATGCATATGTCAGCAGGATGAAATATGGATATCTATATACTGATCCAAAATCCAGCGAGAAAAATTCAGTAACCAATAGTGTTTCCGAAGATCTAGACTTAATGACATTTTTGAGAAAGGGAGGACTTACACAATTAGAGGATAGAACGATAGAACACTTGACAAACGTCATCAGGGGATGGCACAAGTATTATGTCACCAATATTCCTTTACAATCATTGAATACTAAGGAGAGGAATATGCTAGGGGATATACAGACAACAAATGATATAGATCCCATAGTTAAAGAAGACTACGGGAAAAAATATATAGGTTATACTGAAGAACATTCTCGAGGACGCCTATTCAGGAAGAACCTCAAATTAATGATTAATCCTAAGATTGAAAAAATGACCTGGAAAAAACAGCAAGACACACAAATCGAAAGACTTATAATTAGGAAATATCATCCATCATCCGAATTTCGTACATTCATTAATTCGATTATTCAATTGGAACAAGATGGATGTGCTATCAATAAATTGACAATAGGCGAATTAGTTGAAATGAGAAGAGAGCTCAAAGGTGATTTTGATATGATAGATAATGCCTGGTCAAAGTCGATGAAGGCAGCAATCAGAGCAATTGCATATGCTGCATTATGCGGCAATTACAGGATGGGACTCCAACATATCCTATCAAAATTAACTGGCAAGAAGGAAAATAGAAATTATATCAATAAACAAGTTGAATTATATAGAAAATTAGGAAGCTTATACATGAGGTGGAGGCCAGAAATAATTATTAGTATGGAGACTATAAAATTCATGGAAGAAATGACAGCTGAAAAGAAAAATATAAAAAAGGTCAGACATGAAGAAGGTTATATTGAATCTGACAAAGGATTGATATCCAGATATAGTGAATCTGCAGAAAAAGCACTCAACGCTTTCTACGAAGAATTTGCAAAAAACCTATTAACTCTAGATTTATCAAACAATATAATATATAATGACGATATTACTTCCAATATTCAAAATTTAGGGGATGTCGGAATAAGTACGAATGTAGATACTGATAATATTGGGAGAATAATATCTAATGCATTTAATTTTGATGTTATGGCAGATGAATTAAATGAAATAGGCAAGGGTGAGACAACAATGGAAAAATTGGGACAGTTATTTAATGATGATGTTATAATGGATGCTAGTGATGAGGATGAAGCATTTGGAGCATTTAATACATTATAAGAACATTGATGATGGTGTCTACATCATTTCACATGGCAGGTCTCAGACTAGCATATTTATCCCATATGGATGTCACGCTAGGTTCTAAGATATATCATCTAGAAACTGATAC